CCTGATGGACAAGTCCGGCCAGATGAAATTCCGCAACAAGCGGGCCGAGATGTACTGGTTGCTGCGCGAGGCGCTGGACCCCACGAACCCTGATCCCATCGCACTCCCGCCCGATCAGGAGCTGCTGGGCGACCTCACTGCCCCCCGCTACAAGGTCGTGACCATGGGCAAGGGCGCCGCCATCCAGATCAACGACAAGGACGACATCCGCAAGCTTCTGGGCCGCAGCCCGGACAAAGGCGATTCCGTGGCCATGACCTTCGCGGCCGACATCCCCAAACCCGAGCCCAAGCCGAAGGCCAAGAGCTGGCGAGACCGCCTCGCAGCCGCTGGTTCCGACCATTGGGACCAAGCGACTGCATGACTATGAACGACACATCACCCACCAGCCTGGCGGACGGCGCAGCGCGCGAGAACTGGGCGCGCTACCTCTACGGCAAGGACCGTGGTCACGCCGACTACCTGCCACATGCGGCGCGCTGCGAGGACATGTACCTGGGCGGCGGGCGCCAGCTCACGCCCGAGCAGCGCGCGGCGCTGATCCAGGCACGCAGGCCGGGCTACGAGTTCAACCAGATCATGCCCAGCGTGAACAGCGCAATCGGCTACCAGATCCACAACCGCATGGACATCGCGTTCAAACCGCGCGGCGGGGACGCGGACCTCCTCAAGGCCACGATCCTGTCCAAGGCGGCTATGCAGGTGGCCGACCTGTGCGCGCTGCACTGGAACGAAACGCAGGTGTTCAGCGACGGTCTGATCCAGCAGCGCGGGTACTTCGACGTGCGCATGTCCTTCGACGAAAACATCAAGGGCGAGATCGTGGTGGGCACGCTCGACCCGCTGGACGTCATCCCGGACCCGGACGCCAAGAGCTACGACCCGGACAAGTGGGGCGACGTGATCATCACCCGCTGGCTTACGCTGGACGAGATCGAGCAGATCTACGGCAAGACGGCCAGGAAGCGCGCCGAGGACAGCAACGACGCTGGCCACGACTTCGGAGACCTCGAAGATGGGGTGGAACGGAACAAGTTCGCCACCCGGAAAGATTGGGGCTATACCGACGCGTGCGCCACCAAGGAGGACGGCCTTGAGCGCTACCGTGTCATCGATCGCCAGCGGTTTGTCTATGAGCTGACGCCCTGCTTGGTGTGGCCTGGAACAGGTGATGTGCAGGTGGAAGCCACCATGGCCGCCGACTCTGTCGCTGACGCGCTGGCCAATGGTGCGGTGCGCGCCAAGCGCATGCGCCGCCGGGTGAAGTGGACCGTCACCACCTTCACCGCCACGCTTCACGACCACTACAGCCCTTACGAGCACTTCACTGTGGTGCCGTACTTCGCCTACTTCCGCCGAGGCAAGACCGTAGGGATGATCGACAACGCCATCGGGCCGCAGGAGGTTCTGAACAAGGCCGTGTCCCAGGTGGTGCACATCGTCAATTCCAGTGCGAACAGCGGCTGGGTGGTGGAGGAGAACTCCGTCACGAACATGACCATGAAGGAACTGGAGACGCGGGGCGCCCAGAACGGCTTGGTGATCGAATACAAAAAGGGGAGCAAGCCTCCCCAGAAGATTCAGCCGAACCAGGTGCCCACCGGGGTGACGCACCTCATCGACCGCGCGGACAAGGCCCTCAAGGATGTGACGGTGCCCGAGGCCATGCGCGGCGTTCAGGGCCCCGAGACCTCCGGTATTGCCATCCAGGCCAAGCAGTTCGCCAGCCAGCAGCAGCTGTCCGTGCCCTTGGATAACCTGGCCTACACGCGCCAGCTACTGGCCAAGCGCATCCTGAAGCTGATCCAGCGCTACTACGACACGCACCGCGTCTTCCGCATCACCGAGACGGACCCCATGACGGGCAAGCCGAAGGAGGAGGTGCTGGAGATCAACAAGTTCGACCCGGCCACGGGCGGCTACATCAACGACGTGACCATTGGCACCTACGACGTGGTCATCACCGAGCAGCCAATGCAGGTGACGTTCCAGAACAGCCAGTTCCAGCAGGCGCTGGAGATGCGCAAGGCCGGGGTGCGGATCAACGACGCAACGATGGTGCGGTATTCCAACCTGTCGGACAAGCAGGAGATTCTGGAGTCCCTGCCCGGCGACCAGCCGCCAGCCGATCCCACGCTGGAAGCGCGCGTGGAGCTCATCAAGGCGCAGGCCCGAAAGCACGACGTGCAGGCCACCGATGTGCAGGTCAAGAGCCAATACAGCGCAGTCCAGACCGCCCAGGTCATTGCGCAGACACCCGCTACTGCCGGGCTGGCCGACCGCCTGCTCAAGTCCGCCGGAGCAGTGGACCACGACCAGGGCCCCATCGTGCCGCAGGCGCCCGCCGGGTTACCCACGGTGGACCTGCCCAAGAACACGGACCCCATGAGCCCAGCCAGCCCCGCCGTGGGCGCGAGCGACGGAATCGAAACCCTGGCCGCCGATGGCCTGCAACCCTGAAGGAGAACCACGAGATGACCACGCAAGACCAAGCACAAGCGCCAGGGACTACTGGCACCACCAATGAAGATGAGGCGTTGGACCTGGGCAATGATGCTCTGCCGATCACCGGCACGGGCGAGGCAGCAGCGCCCGCGCCTGCGCCAGCACCGGCCGCTGCGCCTGCGGCTGGCAGCGATGCGGGATCAGGGGAAGGCACCGGTAGCACGCAGAACGTGCCCTACGCCCGCTTCCGCGAAGTGAACGAGAACAAGCGGCTTCTGGAAGAGCAGCTGGCGGCTACGCAGCGGGAAGTCCAGGCCCTCAAGGCAGGCCAACAGCCAGCAGTTGCTCCGGCACAGGCCGCGGCTCCAACACCAATCGCCTTCGATGTGGACGCCGCCGAGGAGGAGTACGCCCAGGCGCTGCTCGACGGCGACACGAAGGCCGCCAGCGCGATTCGGCGCGAGATCAATCAACACATCGAGAACTCTGCCCTGCAACGCTTCGAGCAGGTGTCCCAGCATCAGCAATCCACCGCTCTTAGCCAGGCGGTGGTGGAGCGAGCGATCCAGGAATACCCCTGGCTGGACGAAGCCGAGGGCGCAGTGGCACTGGAGTTGATCGAAGCGGCTGTGACGCTCAAGGTGGCACAGGGCCAAAAGCGCCACGACGCCCTCGCAGAGGCAATCTCGACCATTGCCCCGCGCTTCGCTCCTGCTGGTCCCCCCCTTCAGGGTTTGGCGGGTGGGGCTGGTTCTGTGGACACTCGCCTGGAGCGCGCAGACAAGCGTGGTGCAGCGGATTCTCTGCTGCAACCGGCTGCGGTTCAGGCTGGCATGGGCAACCGTGCCACGGCGCCCAAGATCGATGGCTCCACCAAGCTTTCCGACGAACAGATTTCTGGGCTGTCGAAAGCGGAGATGGATAAAGCACTCGGCCTCGCGTAGGGCGGCCACAAGGCTGGCAAGGATTCACCCACCTTGCCAGCATCTCCCCGGGGTGCAGCCTCTGACGGGCGTTAAACAGTCAGGCGCTCTTGGCCGCCTCAACAGCCATGTTTTCCGCAGATGGGCGGCGTCATGTCCCGGGAAGTAACCCTACTTATTGGAGATAGACATGGCATTCACTGCGTTCGGCGAACTGACGCCGATTCAAAAAGTCAACTGGTCCCGCGTCGTCTGGAAGGCCGCGCGCGACCAGATGTTCCTCAAGAACTTCATGAGCGACACGGGCAACAGCGTCGTGCACCGCATCACTGAACTCACTGCCACCGAGAAGGGCACCCAGTGCCTGTTCCAGCTGGTGGCCGACCTGGTCGGAGACGGCGTGCGAGGTGACGACGAGCGAGAAGGCATGGAAGAGGCGATGGCATCCCATAGCCAGATCATCCAGATCGACCAGATCAGCCACGGCGTGAAGAACAAGGGCCGGTTGGATGATCAGAAGAACGTCATCAGCTTCCGCTACCAGGGCAAGGACAAGCTCTCGTTCTGGCTGGCTAACCGTACCGACCAGCTTGCGTTCCTGACGATGTCGGGCATCAGCTACGCCTTCGAGAACAACGGAGCACCGCGCGTCGGTTCTGTGTTTCCTGGGCTGACTTTTGCTGCGGACGTGACCGCGCCCTCGTCCAAGCGCTCGCTCATGTGGGATGGCGCCAGCTTGGCTGTGTCGAACACTGGCAGCATCACCACGGGCTACGTGCCGAAGTACAACATGATCGTGGACGCCATCGCCTACGCGAAGGAACGCCGCATCAAGCCCTTGATGGCAGGTGGCAAGCCTTACTACGTGATGTTCGTGGCTCCTGGCACCCTGGCCGCCCTGAAGAAGGACGAGGCATACCAGCGCGCTGTGGTGGCCGTGGCCACGAAGGCAGGGATGGACTCGCCCTGGTTCACCGGTGCGACTGTGACGGTGGACGGCGCCGTGATCCACGAGCACAACCTGGTCTACAACACGAAGGGCGCCGCCTCGGGCTCGAAGTGGGGTTCTGGTGGTCTGGTAAACGGTACTCGCACGCTGCTGTGCGGTGCCCAGGCCCTGGGCTTCGCTGACATCGGCGACGGCAACTGGGTCGAGAAGCTGTTCCAGTACGACAGCCAAGTCGGCCTGAACATCGACCGGATGATCGGCTTCTTGAAGCCCGTCTTCCCCTCGATCTACGACGGCAGCGACGAGGACTTCGGCCTGCTGACCATCGACCACTACCTGCAATAAGCAGCGCCCCTGGGACGGGGCCTGCGGGCTCCGTCCTTCCATCTTTCCCCTGATGTTGAAGGAACCATCATGACCATCACCAAGAAATCCGGCCGCCAGGAAGTCATTGCGGCCACTGCCGACTTCACCTTTGCGGACGTTGCCAGCGGCGTCTATGCGCCAGCCGTCGATCTGCCCGGCGGCGCCATCGTCGTGGGCGGCCACCTCGCGATCACCACCATCTTCAACAGCGGCACGGACGACAAGTTTTCCATTGGCGACAAGGTGGGCGCAGAGACGGCGGCAGCCGCCACTTACGCCGCCCAGTCCGCGGACATCACGGCTGCTGGCGCGGTGGCCATCGTGCCGACCGGCAAGAAGTACGCCGAGCCCAGCACGGTCGGCGTGGTCTGGACTGCAACGGGCACGGCTGCCTCTGCCGGTGTTGGTCGCCTCACGGTGCTCTACATCGTGGACGGCCGCGCAGCGTTCAGCCAGGGCTGATCAGTTCTCAGTGGTCGGGTCATTCGTGACCCTTCGCCCGGCGGAACCTTGACAACCGCCGGGCGCTTTTTAAGGAAACCATCATGAAATTCCGCTCCCCTTCCGACCAGCCCATGCACGTTGCATTGACCACTGGCCACACTGCCCAGATCACGCCCGAAGGTGTCGACCTGGACCCCATGTTCCACAAAGAGGCCAGCGCTCGCGGTGCAGTGGCCTTCGACGACACCACCTCCTTCGTCATGACACCGGACGTCCGTAAGGCCGCCATCTCCGCCGCGCTGACGGGCATGCTGGACGGCAGGGCAGAAGGCGACTTCACCAACGAAGGCAAGCCCGATTTGCGCAAACTCCAAGCCCGCGTCGGCTTCAAGGTGGCGCGCGACGAGGCCGACGCGGTCTTCACCGAGCTGACGGCCAAGGCCTAAGCCATGAAGGTAGAGAACTACATCACCGAGTTCCGGGACACGGTGGGCGACAACGCGGCGCCGCAGTTCTGGTCCTCGGAGAACATCGTTCGCTACCTGAACGAGGCGGTGCAGGAGGCGTGCGAGCGCGCCAAGCTGATTGAGGACCGCTCCATGTCCCTGACGCTTGCACCGGGGCAGGACACCTACGCCCTGCATGCCAGCGTGTTCGAGATCAAGCGGCTGGCCCTGCGTGGCCGGCCCCTCGACGAGACCAGTGTGGAAGCGCTCGACGCCGACATGCCGGGCTGGGAGAGCCGCACGGGAACGCCGCGCTATTTCATCTTCGAGCAGGCCAGCGGCGCCCAAGCCGCCAGGGTGCGCCTGGTGCCCACGCCCACGGCAGCCGATGCGGTGGCGCTCACCGTTTACCGCGGCGCGCTCAAGCCGCTGAGCGAGGACCGCGACCAGGAGCGGCCCGAAATCCCCGAGCGGTTTCACGACCGCCTGATGGACTGGGTGCTTCACCGCGCCTACCTCAAGCAGGACGCCGACACGTTCGACCCCACCAAAGCCGCTGAGTCCTTGGCGCTGTTCACGCAGGCATTCGGCGCGCGCGCTGACGCGAGTGTGCAGCGCAAGCAGCGCGACCGGCGTGCGCCCGTGGTGGCCATCAACTGGTGACTGCCACCCTGCAGGGGTTCGCGTTCAGCCAGTGCCGCACAAGAATTCATCTCGACACCCAGAAGGCACGCCATGCGAAAAACCCTCTCCCAGATTGCCCGCAGTGTCGGGCCTGCTCCCGGCTACCGTGATGGTGGCCACGTCCGAGGCCCGGGCACCGGCACGTCAGATTCCATCCCCGCCCGCCTGTCCAAAGGCGAGTTCGTCTTGCCGGCGGACACGGTGCGCAAGGTGGGCATCAAGAGCCTGCGGGACCTGGTGCACATGACCCACACGCCCAGCGGCAAGCCGCCTCATCCAGCACGATTCGTCGATGGTGGGCTGGCGGGGTCGCGCTATCGTCCGAAAGAGGACTATGTGGGCAATGCGCTCAATGCCATGGCCCAAGACGCTGCCGTCTCGATCCGCCAGGGCGAAGCTGCAGGCGCAGCGCTGCAAGCGGACGCTGAAGCGCGCGGTAGCCCGGCCGCACAGGAGAGCCGCCCCAGCAGCTTCGGCGATGCGGCGGCGGCTGCGCGTGACCCAGGCGTGACCCAGGTTGGTGCGGCGCCAGTGGAGCCGCAGCCAGCCGCGTCGGCGCCGGCTGGCCCAGGTCTGGCCGCCACAGCCTTCCCCAACACGGCGCGGGCCATCGGCGGCGCCATGGACGATGCCAGGAGCGCCTACCAACAGGGCGGACTTGGTGCGGCACTGGGCCAGTCGGCCCGCGTGATGGGTGCGCCGCTGATCGGGCTGGCAGATGACGTCGCTACCGGTGCAAAGACCGTGCTCGACCCTGCCGCGCAGGCGCTCAAGACCTTTGCCACCGGAGACGCCACGCCCATTGGGCAGGCAGCACCCGCCCGGGCCACATCGGACCCAGCGACGAACGCGGGCGGTGGTGCGGGCCGTGGGCTGGTGAACCCAACTTTCGTAAACCCCGCTGCGCCAGCGCCTACCGTCGTCGGGCAACCGCCAGCGGTGCCGAACTGGGACCGAGGTGCGATGACGAATGCCCAGGTGGCACAGGCCAACCCGCAAGGGGCGGTAACCGCGCGCCGCAGCGCCAACGGCACGATGGAATTCTCCGGTGGGAATGTCTCGGGCCCGGTGTCCTACGCAGATGCCAGCGGCAAGCCCATGGCCGGCAGCGGTATCAACGGCCAGGGCTGGGGCCGCCTCGATGTAGCGCCAGCCGGCTCCAACGTGGCTACAGGCCCCAATGGCAGCTATGCGTTCTCGACCAGCGGGTCCGGCGCCTCGGGCACCACGCAGGGCGGCGGGGCGCGCTTGCCCGGCACCGCGGTGGACCAAGTGCGAAACCCCGGCCTGACCGGGAATGCGCAGCCCAGCACACAGAACCTGAACGCCGGCGGCAATCTGGCCGCCAGCCAAGAACAAGGAGCACGCGTCCGGCTGATGGCGGCGGGGATGGGTCCGGGCTCCGGTCCCGTCGCCCCGGGCAGCTTCACCGGCGGCTACTCGGGTGTCATCGGCTCGGCCGACACCAGGGGCAACATGCTCGGGCGTTCGCCAGAGCAGCAGCGCCGTGACGCGGAGGTCTCAGCCAGTTCTATCCACCGGCCCACCGCAGAGCGGGGGCGCGCAGCGTTGGCCAGGATGAACAGCCAGGACCTGCAGCAGGAGCGCAACGCCGGCGACCTGGCGGTGATGCTGGCCCAGCAGCAGGGGCAGTCGGCACGCGAGCGCCTGATCCAGGCCGGACAGCTGCAGCGCACCGGCATCGAGTCCCAGCGTTATGACGAAGCCAACCAGATCGCCCGTGGTCGGCTCACGCTCGAGCAGATCGCTGCGGGGCACCAGAACCGCACGAGCGAGCGCGTGGAGCGGGCCCAGGTGGAACTGGAGAACGCCAAGACGCCTGAGGCCCAGCGGTCAGCACGTGCACGTCTGATGGCGCTGTCCGGGAAGACGGACGATGATGTCTGGGCCCACTCGCCCGGCGGCCAAGTGGTGGACCCGAAAACGAATCTGCTCATCACGCAGCCAGGCGTGATCTACAACCGGCGGTCTGGGGAGACGCGGGCGGAGGGAGGGCCGGGTCTTGGGGCGGCCATGCCGTCATCCCGTGATGCGATGGTGAAGGGGCAGGTGTACCAGACAGCGCGTGGGCCTGCGCGGTGGGATGGTAGCCAGTTTCAGCCGGTGCGCTGAGCACCCTTCCGTCCTTGCCTCAACTGGGACTGACAGCTGTGCGGAGCCTGCGGGAAAACGTGGAAGCCCAACGTAGGGAGTTGTTCGTAACATCAAGACACAAGCGAGGGTGTCATGAGCAAGCTTTTGATCGCGGCAGTTGTATTGTTCTTGCCGATCTGCGTGAAGGCTGGCCCACCGGAGATCCTGCTGGAGGCCTGCAATCTGTTTGAGGCCGCGCCAAAGCGCATGGAGTGTTTGCGTGCCGCGACTCAGATGGATCAACAGTCGCACGTCAGTGCTCCGTCCTCCCTGCCGGCCTCTCCAGCAACCCCTCGCGCGGCTTATTCCGCACCGCCTGCGGCCAAGGCTGTCATATCAACCCCTCGCCCAACACCCTCAGGCGGAGCCACTTGCTACGTCGGGCCCCGGGGAGGGACGTATACCCTCACGGCGAGTGGACGGAAAAACTACGGCGGGTGCTGAGATGGCGGTCAGGCGGGTTTGCGCAAAAATCCTAGGTTGGCAAATCTAAGCACGCAACGGATGCCCATGTGTGTTCCCGAGATTGTCTCCAGATCCTTGGAAAAGCGCTCAAATCCTACAGTCAGTCGTTCAAAACCAGACTAGAGTAGGATTTAGTGCAAACTAACAACAGCTTATCCACACTATCCACAGCGGCATCAGATTAATATCGAATCCTCGATAAGAGACGGCTGCCCCACAGGTGACATGTAACAGAAGGCTCGACCTTCGACCTGTTTGGCGGCCAATTTTTTGCCCGCATGACCGTCAATTTTGCAGTTTTGATCGATGGCGGTTTTGCCAAACGAAAGCTCGGCAACGCCAAGACGCCTGCAACTGCAGACGATTTCGAGCGCCTTGTGACGGCAATCTGCACGAACCCAGCTTTGGAAAACATGCGGCTCCACCGCGTGTACTACTACGACTCCGTTCCACTGGAATCGACGGAGAAGAAGCCTCTGAACGGCGGAGTGATCGAGTTCTCCAAGGAACCGTTGGTCGCCAGGTCGAAGCAACTGTTCTTGCACCTATCCAGGCTGCCCCTCATGGCACTCCGTCTTGGAGAGCTTAGTTTCAATGGCTGGTCCATCAAAGCTAGGAAGCTTGACCGAGCCGCAGGCGATAAGCTGGAAATTGCGCAATGCGATCTGAAACCAGCGATCACGCAGAAGGGCGTGGACATGCGGATTGGGATGGATATCGCGGCCCTCACACTGAAGAAGCAGGCCAATGTGATTGTTCTGGTGACGGGCGACAGCGATTTTGTTCCCGCCATGAAGTTCGCTCGTCGTGAAGGCGCTCAACTGTATCTTGCGCCCCTGGGCCACAAGATCAAAGAGACCATGTACGAGCATAGCGATCTCGTGTTGCAATTCGTGGTGCCAGGTCCGCCACTCGTACCGAGCCCTGATCCTCCAAAGCCTCCGGCTGAAGGCGAGACAAGCCCTCCGTGATCGCCACCTACTTGGTGACACCTCCCGCCGCGTGCGGAATTTGTTTACGTCTGGACACCCCCGCATAGGGTTCGACTGATCGCGCGCGCGCGTGAACAGTTGGAGGATGGCAAACGAATCCTTCTCCTACGAAGAGGCCTTCGGTCTCAACTCGGAAACCCAAGGCTCCCCGGACCAGGGCAGTGGCTTCAGCTATGAGGAGGCGTTCGGCTCGCCTCCCGCAAAGGAAGCCGCTGCTCCAGGGTTTTTCCCCACGATCAAGCGCACCGGCGGCCAGATGCTCACCACGGCGGCCACCGCTGCCGAGGACGTGGTGGGCCCCAATGCCGTCACGCGCGCGGTGCACGACACCGGCCAAGGGATCATCGATCGCAACCCCGCGGGCATTCGCCGGCTGCGCGACCTGATCGACAGCCCGGTGCTGGCGGTGAAGGAAGCCGTAGGGCAGTTCGCGCCTCAGATCGGTGCTGCGGCTGCCGGTGGTTTCGCGGGAGCGCGCGCTGGTGGGGCGATTGGCGCTCTTGCCGGCCCCGGCGGCGCTGCGACTGGCGCGCTCATTGGCGGGGCGGCCGGTAGCCTGCTGCCCATCTTCACCCAGGAATACGGCGGTATCCGCCAGGAGCAGAAAGAGGCCGGCCAAGAGGACAAGGCTCGCGCGCTGGCGGCGGCCATCCCCGCTACCGCCCTGGAGCGCGTCGGCATGGGAAAGGCGCTGAACGTGCTCAAGGGCGTTCCTGTTGGCGCTGGCTCGGTGCTCAAGGAAGCCGGGAAGGGCGTGCTGAGAGAGGGTGCGACCGAAGGCGCTCAGAACGTGATCGAGCAGTGGGGCGCGTTCAAGGACCCGAGCACCGTTGAGAACCTGGAGGACACGGCGCTGTCGGCCGCCATGGGCGGCATTGGCGGTGGTGTTGTGAATGGCGCCACGGGCGCGGTCGATGGAGCGCGGAGCAGGGCCCAGGAGCGCCAGCGTGCACAGGCCGAGGAGCAGGCGCGTGGCAGGGCCATTGAGGCGGCCGAGAGCGCCGACCAGCTGTCTACCGAAGCGAGCATCGAGAACCTGGCCGGGGCACCAATCAATTCGGTGGACCGTGGGGAGCCCGCGACCTTCGAAGATCTCGTGACGCCCCGGCCGCAGGAAGAGCCGGATCCGTTCACCGCCTGGGAGCAGGAGGCCGTTGCCCGGCAAGCCGCCGATAAGCTGGAGCGCGAACGGCAAGCGCGTGCCGCGGGCGTGGACTATCAGCCCGGGGATGCGACGCCGCAGTGGGACACCACGCCCGGCGCTGTATCGGCGCGCGGCGGCGATCTGGAAATGCCAGCTCCAGATTTCGACACCGGTAGCCTGGGCCTGGAAAGCACCTCGCGCGCTCTCACACCTTCGCAGCGCATGGGTATCGACCCGGCCGCCGGCCCGGTGTCAAAGGTGGCGGCCATCGCCGCCGACTCCGCTCCTGCAAGCGACGCCCAGTTCATCGCCGCTACGGGGCGCGACCTGGTGCCACGGCGCACCGGCCCAAGCGTCACCGACGAAAGCAACGTGATTGACGTGCAGGGCCGGGTGGTGGAAGACGCGGCCATCGGCACCGGCGGGCGAGCGCCAGCGCAGGACGGGCCCATCAACCGCACCGGCCAGCCACTGCGCCTGAACGCCGCCAATGCCTTGCGCATGCAGGCGCGCGAGGCCGGCATGGCAACGGCTGTGGTGCCGCATGCCAGCGGCCGAGGGTACGACGTGGTGCCGCGTCTGCCGGCCTCGGCCGTCGTGGCAGCCCCTGATGGCGCGCCCTTTGCCACGCCCGGAGCCGCGATGGCGGAGCTGCAGCGCCAGCAGTTGGGTGCTACCCACCGGATTGGCCCCGCAGGTGGCGATTCCAGCCTGGGGTTCGTACTCGAAAAATATGAAGAAAATCAGGCCCCAGCGCTTATGCAGTCGCCTGGAATAGCTACGGAATCAGGAGCAAATCGCGCCCCCAATTGGCGGACCAATGCCATGCAGGCGGGCCGAGTGGCGCGGGACTTGGGTTTCGATTCCCGTGGCAAGCGCCTGGCCCAGGTGGTGGCCGAGATTGATGCGGCGGATGCTCGTAGCGTGGCCGTGCCCAGCGGCGCGAACCTTGCCAACCTGCACGAGGCCAACGGCCCGTACCCACCCAGCGCGGCAACGCGCGCAGATGACGGGCGCTGGCTGCCAGCCGTGAAGTCAGGACCGAGTGGCGGCCAGCCCATCAGTTGGGCGCCGACGTTCAGCGATGCTGGCAGCGCGGCTGCATGGGCCGGGTACGAACAGGCCAAGGCCCGCGAGGGCGCCAATGTGGTGGCGCTGCAGCGGCTGCAGGATGCGATTCCTGGCCGTGCGGAAACTACAGGAGCCCCCGATGCTGTACCCCCACGAAATCTACGGCTGGCAGATGAGCGCGCACCAGGCGCTGCTGATCCTGCGCAGGACGGGGCAGGCGGACCGGGTGCAGGCGCGGCACCTGCTGTCGGTACTGGACAGCGGGCAGGAAGCGGTACCGCAAAGCCTGGCGCCGCTGTGCGAACGGCTGTACCTGATGCAGGTGGCGCCGGCCAACCGGCTGGCGGTGTAGTTGGGGAGGGCGCGGATCGCCCGGCAAAGACAGCGACAGGCGACGATGGGCGTGCGCGCTTTACGGTCTCCATCCCTGTATTCGGCGATGTGCCGTATCGCGCCAGTGCGCCCGTGGACGCGGGCGATGGGCAGGTGGTTTCGTCGCGCGTCATCACGACCAGGACGAAGCTGACTGCTGCAAATGCGCAGTCTCTGGGGCTGCCCAAGGACAAGGGCACGGTGTATGCGTGGCGCGTGTCTGTGATCCGGCGCGCTGATGGCGCCGCACATTCCGTGATCGAGGCGATGGCTGCGGACCATGGCCGATCCCCTGATGGCGAGGTTTTGGCGCGCTTCAAGCCGGTCGAGAATGCCGAGTCCGTGGGCAGGATCGCGCCCGCAGTCGCCAAGGTTGCAATGATGGACTGGGAGGCTGCAGCGCTTGATGGTAAAGCGCAAGCAGCTACAAGATCAGCAGCAAATTCGAATGCGCCTGGCCCGAGCACACCGGGCGCAGCAGCACCACGCCCCGCCGCCCGCATCGATGACTTTGGCGAGACCCTGCACGGCGCCCGAAAGATGCTCTACGCAGAGGCCTATGCCGACGGCATGGCCCAAGCCAAGGAACTGGACACCAAGGCGCACCCGCTGTCCAAGACCTGGCTCGAGCCCGACTACCTGAAGCTGCTGGAGGGCGGCGCACCGGTGGAGGCCGTATCGCTGGCGCGCGCGCTGCGCGAGGCCGTGCCGAACAAGCCGCAATCGGCCTGGAAGCTCAATGGCTGGGCGGCGAAGGTCGAGGCGCTGCGCGGCTTCGCCGAGGACGTGCTGGCCGGCCGGATGGACATCAAGACGGTCGAGGACGCCATGCAGCGCGCCGGCAGCCGTGACGTGGCGAACAAAGCGGCGCTGTACGTGGCCATGGGCCATGAGCGCTCCCTTAAAGGCATCGACATTTCAGAGGAGCGCTACTCGATGTATGACCGCGTGGAGTACAACCCGCCGCGCGTCATCTGGAGCGTCTCGCGCGAGGCCAAGGGCAGCGCTTTCGGCAATTGGCCGCGCGAGTTGGCCAAGGGCGACACGCGCGAGGCGGCCATTGCTGCCTTCAAGCAGCGCGCCGCCGAACTGTTGGCCGAGGACCAGGCGCCCACGAAGGGCGCCACCTTCGAGATCTACAGCAAGCGCGCCGGCGGCGCCCGCGAGTTTTTCATTGGCAAGAAGATCGGACGCAAGGTGGCCGAGCTGAAGGCGGGCTTTGCCGACCTGAAGGCGGCGCGCGAGTACAAGGCCGCCCACCAGAGCGAACTGGAAGACCTGCTGGCCAAGTACAAGGCCGTGCCGCCCGTGCGCAGCGCCCAGAACGCGCCGCGCATTGGCGAGGACTACCGCAAGGGCGCTGACGTGACGCCCGAGCAGTTCCAGGATGCGTTCGGGTTCCGTGGCGTGCAGTTCGGCAACTACGTGGAGGGCGCGCGCCGCCAGCAAGATCTGAACCGGGCCTACGACGCGCTGATGGACCTGGCCGGCGTGCTGGGCCTGCCGCCCCGGGCGCTGTCGCTGGGCGGACGCCTGGGCCTGGCCTTCGGCGCGCGCGGTACGGGCGGGACCGATGCCGCAGCAGCGCACTATGAGCCCACCACCGTGGTGATCAACCTCACCAAGCGGGAGGGCGCTGGCAGCCTGGCGCACGAGTGGTGGCATGGGCTGGACAACTACTTCTCGCGCCAGCGCGGCGACGGCGGCAGTTTCATGACCACGGATTCGCGCAGTGGCGACGGCGTGCGCGAGGAAATGCGCGCCGCGTTCCGCGAGGTGGTCTCGAGCATCAACCGCACCGGCATGCAGGAGCGCAGCCGCAAGCTCGACGACCGGCGCACCAAGGAGTACTGGACGACCAAGCCGGAGATGTCGGCCCGGGCCTTCGAGAGCTACGTGATCGCCAAGCTGCAGGACCAGAACGCCGGCAACGACTACCTGGCCAACGTGGTGGGGGATGCCATGTTCGCGCTGGAAGGCGCCTACCCGTACCCCACGGCGGGGGAGTTGCCGCAGATCCGGGAAGGGTTCGATGCGTTCTTCCAGACGGTGGAGACGCGCGAGGGTGATGGTGGGGCGACGGTGCTCTACAACACCAGCGACAGCGCGCCGCCGGCGCGTGGCCTATCGCTTGAACAAGCCCAGCAGGCGGTGCAGCAGGCCCTTGCCGGGTTGCGGAACGCGCCACCAGTCGACATCGTGGGGCGGAGCAAGGAGGTTTGGGTTGATGCGCCGGACTCTGCAATGGGGGCGGCGATACCAAGCGAGCGCCGGATCGTCATCGCCGCGTCCGCGCACGGGAGTGCTGATGCAGTTGTCGAGACGCTTTTCCATGAGATGTTCCACCTGGGCTTGCGTAATGTGTTGCCTGCCTCGGATTATGTCCAGTCCATGCTGGACTTGGCAAAGCGCGACAGCCGGGTGCAGGAGTACGCGAACAAGTGGAAGAAGGAGGCGCCAGAGGCTGCCCAGCAACTGCAGGCCCTGCGCCAGCGCGGCCACACCGGCAGCGAGCTGACCGCCCAGTACGAAGCCCTGGCCATCGAGGAGGGCCTTGCCGTGGTGGCCGAAGAGCTGCGCGCGCAGAAGCAGGCGGGCACCCGGCTGGGCATGCGCGTGCGCGTGCTGGCCGGTTGGCTCGCGGGCGTGGCCGAGCGCATGGGCATGCAGCGCCTGGCCGACCGCATCCGCAAGATGACCTACAACGAGGCCGAGCGCTTCGTGCTCAAGGCCATCGAACATGCGGGGCGCGCGCCGAGCAACCGCGGCAATGCGGACGTGCCGCGATACCGCGCCGGCGACCAGCTTGAGACGCCGGCGTTCCGCGACTGGTTCGGCGACAGCAAGGTGGTGGATGGGGCTGGCCAGCCGCTGCGCGTCTTCCACGGTACGGGTGGGGACTTCAACGCCTTCAGTCGCGACCGGGCGGGCGCCACCACGGGCGCGGCCAATGCCGGGATGGGCTTCTTCTTCACCGACCGCCCCGAGGTGGCCGGCAACTATGCGCGCATGGCAGGCGACGCCCAAAACATCCTGCCGGTCTACCTGTCCCTGAAGAACCCGCTGCGCCTGGAGGCCAAGAACATGATGGAGGCAGACCGGATGCTCCAATCTGGCCTGCAGGAGAAGCACGACGGCGCCATCATCCAGGTCGCCATGCGAGACGGAGGAACTCAGACGGTCTACATGGCCCGTGAGTCCGGCCAAGCCAAGTCTGCCATCGGGAATCGGGGCACGTTCGACGCGGGCAACCCGGACATCCGGTACCGCACCGCCCGCGCGCCCGTCGAATCCAGCATGGGCCAAATGACCGCCGTCCAGGAGCGCGTCTGGAAGAAGGTGGCCGGCGTGGCCCGGGTGCCCACCCTGCAAGAGCGGGCCAAGGCCCTGACCCAGAACATCGGCGTGCGTGCCAAGCAGGCGCTGGTAGACCAGTTCGCGCCTATCCAAGACGTGAGCCAGGAAGCCTACATGTTGGCCCGCATGTCCAAGGGTGCAGACGGCACCATGGAAGCCGCCATGCTCTACGGGCGCCCGTACCTGCGCGACGGTGTGCCGGACGTGGACGTGAAGGACGGCGGCTTTGCCAAAGTCCTGGCCAGCCTCAAGGGGGAGCACGACCGCTTCCTGTGGTGGGTGGCCGCCCAGCGCGCGGACCGCTTGAAGGCGGAGGGCAAGGAAAACCTGATGAGCATCGACGACATCGGCGTGCTCAAGACGCTCAACGCCGACACCATGGCCGACGGGACCCAGCGCGCGTCGGTGTACGCCAAGGCCGCCGCCGACCTCATGGCATTCAACGAGGCGGCGCTGAAGATGGCAATGGAGTCGGGGCTGATCGACCAGGCGGCCTATGACATCATGAAGGAGCAACCCTACGTGCCCTTCTACCGCCTGATGGCCGAAGATGGCGGCATGCCGGGCACGCGCTTCAGCAGTGGCCTGACGAACCAGAATTTCGCCAAGAAGCTCAAGGGGGGCACCGAGCAGCTCAACGCCGATCTTTTGGAGAACCTGCTGCTTAACTGGAGCCACCTGTATGCCGCGACCGCACGCAACCGCGCCGCGGTGGCCACCATGGACGCCGCCGAGAAAATGGGCGTGGCCTATCCCGTCCTGGAACCGATGAAGGGTTCGGTGCGCGTGATGCGCGACGGTCAGGCCCAGCACTGGATGGTGGAGGACCCTTACCTGCTGGAAGCGATCAGCGCATTGCACTACACGTCCAGCCCGCTCATGAAGCCCTTGGCCAAGATGAAGCAGCTGCTGACCTGGGGCGTGACGGTGAACCCGACCTTCAAGATCCGCAACCTGATGCGAGACAGTCTCGCGGCGATCGCGCAGTCCGACCTGGGCTACAACCCCGGCGCCAACGTGAAGCGCGGCTGGAAGCTGACGGCCCAGGACAGCCAGGTCTATGCGTCGATGCTGGCCTCGGGCGGGGTGATCAAGTTCGGCACGCAGGAGAACACCGAGCGCGCGCGCGAGCAGGTGAAGAAGCTTGGAGGTGTGGTGCTGGACCAGCAAGGGTGGCACAAGCTCAGCGGGCAATTGACCACGGTCTGGAACGCCTACAGCGAGCTGGGCGACCGGCTCGAAAACGTCAACCGCGTGGCGCTGTACGACCGCCTGGTGGCCCAGGGCCACAGCCACGCAGAAGCGTCCTTCATGGCGCGCGACCTGATGGACTTCAGCATGTCGGGCAACCATGCGGTGGTGCGCTTCCTCACGCAGTCCGTGCCTTTCCTGAACGCGCGCCTGCAGGGGCTGTACAAACTCGGCCGCGCGGCGCACGACAACCCGCGCCGCTTCGCCGCCGTGGCCGGCGCCGTGTCCCTGGCCAGCCTGGCGCTGCTGGCGGCCTTCGGCGACGACGAGGACTGGAAGAAGCGGGAAGACTGGGACCGCGACAGCTACTGGTGGTTCAAGATCGGCGACCAGGCATACCGCATCCCCAAGCCCTTCGAGGTCGGCGCCATCGGCACGCTGGCCGAGCGCACCGCCGAGCTGATGTTCAGCGACGAAATGACGAACCGGCGGTTCATGGAGCGGCTCGGCCACATGCTGGCGCAGACCTTCTCGTTCGACCCCATGCCTCAGGCCTTCAAGCCGCTGGTGGATATCTACTCCAACCAAGACAGCTTCACCGGCCGCGCCATCGAGAGCCAGGCCGACCAACGCCTGCGGCCCGAGGATCGCTACGACGAGCGCACCTCCGAGGTCGCGCGGCTGCTGGGCTCCTGGGGGCTGCCCGACCCGGTGCGCTTCCTGAAGGGCGAATGGTCCGAGCTGTCGCCCAAGCAGGTCGACCACCTGCTGCGCGGCTATTTCTCCTGGGCTGGGACGACGGCGGCCGCGGTGGCGGACACCATCGCCCGGCCGGCGCTTGACCGGGGCGCCCGTCCGGACCAGCGCCTCAAGGACGTGTTCGTCCTCGGCAACTTCGTGGAATCGCTGCCCTCAGGCAGCAGCCGTTACGTGACCCAGATGTACGAGCAGGCCCGGCAGGTGGAGCAGGCCCACGCCTCCTACCGCGACGCCATCAAGCGCGGCGACCTGGAGAAGGCCGAGGAGATCCAGCGCGATGAGGCGCCGAAGCTGCGCCAGCGCCCGGCCTACGCCAACGCCACCCGGCAGCTCTCGGACCTGAACCAGCGCGCGAAGGCGGTGACGGCGAGCAAGGAGCTTTCTGGCGCAGAGAAGAGGGCGGCGCTGGACGCCATCGAGCGGCAGCGCGCAGAGGTCGGGCACCGGATGAACGCGCTGGCGATAGCGCCCTGATGGCGCTCATCATCCGTGGCACTACAAAACCGACTGCAATTTATTCCGAAAATTATTCCGGGACACGCTGTCGTTTTTGAAGTCTCGCAGTTCATTGCCTTGGAAACAGCGCCGTGACGCTGGCCCGGTGCAGCGCCATGCTTCAAAATTGACGGATTGATCAATTCGTCAATTTCCATCGATGTTCGGACGCAAAAAGGATGGCGAACTGACCAAGCGCGGTGGGGGAACATGAGTGCCAGCGTTGTTGCGAATGGCGCTTTTTGTCTCGCTCTTGTCCCGTTCGCTCAGGAAAATGAGCTAAGTAGCTGGTGCTATTTGGTTTTTTTGGTCCCCCCGACAGGAATCGAACCTGTATCTAGCGCTTAGGAGGCACTCGTTCTGTCCATTGAACTACGGGGAGCGGGCCCGCGATTGTAGATGGGCCAGCCACGGGCAGCGTGGACACAGCACCGACGCGCGTTGGGTGGCCGCCACCGAATCCGTTCCTTCGGATCAGTACGCAGCAGGTTTCCGTCGACAGCACGATTGCACTGGAGCCTGGCTCGCAGTCCCGATATTCGGGTTATCTGTTTCCCATTTCTCTTACATATGCCTGACAAACGAGGGTGAATTCGTTCAGGGTTTTCGAGTCTTACGCCGAGAGCGTTTTGGGTGCCAAATTGTCTACCGTTTCGCATGAGAAACGCTTGGCCATTATATATGAATGGTCGGTTCATTGCGATTTTGATCGGTGTCGGCATTGCCCGGTGGACGACGGAACTCTCATGGTCGCAACTTTTTTGTCAATGATCGGGCG